GATAGCTGGATAATGCCCTCTAGGCCCGTGGGGACTGCGCCGACAGCCTTCTGCATGATCTTGTTGCCAGCGATTGCACCCGAACGCACCTTAATAACAGCATCGGTTTTAGCCCACTTTGATTCGAAAACCGCAATATCCTCAACGGCATCCTCCTCAACCATAACGCCGCCCTTGGAATTGGCGGCAATGGTGAACATGAGTTCTGTCAGGGCTTTATTGTAGTATTTCTGCGGCTCCATCATGGAATTAATCATTCCAATCCAGAATTTGCCCGTTGAGTTATAAATGCCAGTCTTAAACTTAATCGAAAACCCTTGTTGGGAAACAGACTTGAATTTACTGAACACGTGCTTGCCGCTGACCACGGCGGTATAAAAACACTTGCGCTTAAATGGGATGGGTTCGATCATCTTGCCGAACTCCATCACAAGCTTGCCTTTGGTTTTCTCATCAAAGGTAAATTCTTCCGCCGTCGGGTCGAATGAGAACATGTCCTTAGTCTCATACCCATCCGGCCCTTCGCCCTTGATTTGCTCGGCGATTATCTCCAACCGCGCCTTGATGAACATAGCGTCCATGGGGTCGGTGGCGAGGTACAGCGGGTTGTAGGCTTTATAGAAAGTGACGTATTCAAACCATTGCTGATTATAAACCCTTACCTTCTCTTGTTCTTTAGACGACCATTCGCAGGAATCATCCATCTTAATCTTGTCATAAAGGCCACCATGTGGGTTGAAAGTATAACCTGCATCACCATCGGCAGAAGCACTAACACGTTCAAAATCATCTTCCTCACTATCCATAAAAAGATCGAGGGCTTCTTTAAGATCGTAGTCCTCGAAATAATACGCCCATCTTGCATCCAATAAATTCTTGGTCTTTGCCGCTGGATCCCAGCCCACGTTATGCGGGTCAAGTCTGAGCTTAATAATCTCCCCGTTGGGCGCGGTGGTTGCGTTACCGATCAAATAGGATAGGTCGGTTTCAATCGCGCCGTAACCGTTAATCATCATGTCCGCGTCCTGATCAGTTTCAAGCTGGTCGGCGTTCATGTTGTCGCGGTGGTAGGTATAGAGGGCGTTCGTATTACGGGAGTAAAGGGATTGCTGCTCGCTATCGGGGACGTTGGCGATAAACTTCGCTTGGCGGCGGTTCTGTGCCATGAATCCGACGACAGCATCCACGTTAGACTGAACCTTGTTGAAGTTCACCATGGCGCGCTTCATCTTGCCGCCCGTGTCGGTGAATTGTATCCGCTCTTGATAATTCATCGCGTCACCGTTATAAAACGATTGACACGTGGTTGTATTTTCATATTGTGTGGAAAGGCCGGACTTTGAAAGTTTGCGCTGTTTCGCCAGATAGTTGGCTGTTTCGTCCTTATTCATTAAAACGACTCCCAGCCTTGTACTTCTTCGATCGGCATATAGGTTGAATCTTTCAAGCTTGCTTTTGGTTTTGGAAATACCATAAATAGTTCCGGTTCATATAGTCTAGAGAGTGCGTCTAAACAATCGTCAAACCTTGCACGAGGAAAGGTCGGCATTTCACTATGAAGTATTTCCTTTACTAAGTCAAACTGTCTTGCTTCGCCATCGACATAAATAAGCGATTGGGGGAAATACCAGCGCCCGTTCTGCATGTCTGGAACCAGCCTACGAATACGCTCCTCCTTAGGCATCGGGCCACCAAGCTCAATCAGTGGGAAGTTGTAGGCATCCTGCGTCATCTTATCGCGGATGTAATGCGTATCCGTCATCATGCCGTACTTCTCATAACCAACCTTAGGAGGTCTGCCACAGATACCATTCCATTTCCTGTGTAGCATGAACAGCGTATTGACGCGCTCAGTCGGATTGAGGCGATCGCGGATAACATCGAGTAAATAATAATTATTGTCCGGGGCTAAGCCGACAACCATAAACGCCGTCCAGTCCGATAGCTTCTTCTTCTTGCGGTTAAGCTCATCACCGCCCGCTGGATCGACTAATATAACAACGTTCATCTCGCGCGGCTTAATGCCACCCGGCGCATAATGATTAACCCACGCCGGATTGAACACACCGCCCCCGATCGGCACGGGCTCCTGCATGTACTGCCCAGAGAAATGGTACTCCCCCAGATCAACCCTAAGCTTATCTAGCGCCTTGGCATCAAGCCGGGGAGTTAGATAATCGCCCGGCTCCATCACCCATGACATGCCGCGCAGGTTGATGTGCACGTGAGTTGTCGCATATGCGGGTAGCTTGAGGTGGTAATAGCCCCCGTCCTTGAGGAGGTCGCCCGTGGGGTCGCCATCGTGCAGGCGCTGCATAATCATAACCAGCCGTCCCTCGGAATACTTATTGTAACGAGAGAACAGCGTTGACCGTATCTCCTCAATGGCCGAGAGCCTGACCTGATCCGATACCGCCTCGCGAGGGTTAAGGGGGTCGTCAATGAGTAACGTGCGGCAACCGAACCCCGTGATCGTTCCGCCGATACCAGTGCCCTTGTACTGCCCGTTCTGCGTGGTGGTGAAATAGTCCTTCTTGTTATTGTCGTCTGAAATATCAACGGCGGGGAATAGATCGGCATAAAACTCCGATTTAATTAATTGCCTTGTTTTCATCACATTGCGCTCGGCCAGCGAGTGAGCATAAGAAGCGCCGATGAATTGATGGTGCGGCTCCTTGCCTATCACCCACGCCGGGTAGAGCTGCGCCACCTGCACCGACTTCAAGCAACGGGGCGGCTCGTTGATGATGAGGTGCTGAACCTGACTATCGCCCTCAAACTGGGCTTGCAAATGCTCGGCGATACAGTCGAAATGCCAGTTATACTCAAACGTATTGCCCGGCTCCAGTGTCCGAAAGCCCTTCGTACCAAAAGCAGCAAACCGCTCACGGCACAGGGCTTTGAATACCTCGGTGTCACTTGGCTGCAAACAACACCTCCGCGCATCTCAGCACAGCCCGCAGCGGCATCCGTGTCGTACCCGTGTCCTCACGAACGCCCCATCGCATATGCCATTGCTCCGGCTCTGGGAATGTCAGGTGTAGGCCGCGTGTAATGTAAGGCTGGAGAAGGGCCGTAATCTCCGATTCGTCGGTCTTGCGACTGGGGGATCTTGTCATGAGCCGGGCATCGTACTCTGGGCGGGCTGGCAGCGGATCGGCCACGACAACCATGCCCTGCTGCTTGAGCTCAATCGCCTGCACCAGTTGCGTGACGCTCTTGCCGAATAAATCAGGAACGCCGTAACCCTGCGCTATAGCCCGCAGCTCATGTATTGTTTTCTTATGTAGCATGGGTTAGCCCCAGATTACAGTGTCAGACCCATCCTTGAAGCCCTTGAGCACACGACGTCCGCGCGATACCATCTCAGCCTTCATAGCAATAACGCGTAAAGGAATGGACATATTACCCGAATCCTCAGAGCCACGGCATTTGAATGACCATGTGCCATCATCAGGGAATGTCACCTCAAAGCCGTCAACCAAAGCATGGGCCTTGATCGCCTCACGTACGGCCTCCTCGGTATTGTGGATCGTCGCCGCAATCGGCATCTCCGCCTTGTGTAACATGGCTGCGGCAATGTAAGCCTGCGGCTGCTGCATGATTTGTTGCGTCATGGTGTCCGCTGTCGCTGCTGCATGTGGCTTGATTTTCAACGTTTCCGCAATGGTGCGAATCTCCTCTGGGGATTTAAGCGCCAGATCTTCTTTCGTTGTCACCATTATTCAGCCGCCTCCTCAAGATCCGTCTCAGGGCTGTAAACCCATTCGCAAAATGATTCCGCCGTCGCCATAACATCAGCACCCGTAATAGGGTTGCCGCCAATTTTCAATGTCTCAATAGCGCGGTCAAGCGCCCATGCCTTGAGTTGCTCAGTGTGGCTGGTTGTCGTCATGCTCAATATCTCCTAGATATTCTGTTGGTCGTGTCAGATATTTATTTATAATCTCTTTGTCCTCCGAAGGCAACACCATAATAATCAATGGGTTGTCTTTATCGCCAGCCACCTCAAGCCTGTCACTGACCTTGCCATCTACCCTGTCATTGATCATCCCCAGTAATCGCACCAAGTCACCACTGCCCACCTCATCCGCAGCCACCCGCTCAGCCAGCTTCAATGCCACCGTCTTCCGTAGCGCCAACGAAAT